GGGTTCATGTGTGTTGCTTTCTTTGTTTGTTAACTGTATGTTATCTGTAGGTCAAGAGATGTGTGAATGCTCCACCCTCTGGCTTGCCCAACCCAGATCCCTTTGCTTCACTTCATCAGTCTGTTTACTGATCGCCCAGTCGCATTGCCCAAACCATTTCGTCTTGCATGATTCGAGGCGCGACCGTCTACCCACGCTTTCCGTGTGTTACCCAATCACCTTGCGACGGTGTAGGTCATGCGACTAGCCGATTGTTTATGCTCTGGGATTGCTCAAAGTGTAAAGAATGTACTCCATATCTGATGGCTTCCAAACCGCTGCATGGCATCCAGCTAGTTCACAAGCGTTCAGCCAAATTTTTTGACCCGGGGTTAGTTTCCCTTTCTCTGCTTTTAATTCAATGACCAACGGGCGACCGCCTTGGAATGGGTGCACCATGAACAAATCAGGAAAGCCTGTGTCGCCTTGAACGTGTGTTGCCCAAGCGCCGCGCCTGTTCATTGATGGCAAATCGTGATGCACTAGCCAGCCATAACGTTTGGCGATGCTAATAACGATGTCTTTGAAATCGGCTTCGCTGATCTTGGAATCAAGATTCATCAGCGGGCACAATTCTTTTGTTGTCTGCTAACCATTCCCACGCCTGGGCCAGTTTCTGCCACGTTTCACGGCTTGCTTCTAAATCTTTATATCGCTTTTCTAGCAATGCTTTTTCGGCGCGCAATGTGTCAATCACTCCACGCAAATAGTCAACTATTTCAATAGGCGTTGCCCCAGTTTGTTTTTCATCAAACGTCATTTCTTGCCTTTCATGCAAACAAGCACTGTTGCCCATATTCCAATAATTATTCCAATTATGTTGAATGCGACAAATTTCATTTCAACGCTTCAATCACCGCGCTGGCTTCATGTGACTTCAACAGTTCCAACACCGCTTCATCGCTGTTCAACGTGCGTTGGATCAGTTCCAGCAGGCGCAAATCGTCAAGGCTTGCATCCTTGGCCAGTTTTTTGATGTAGCCAATCTGTTTAGGTGTCGCAAACGCGCCCTGGGGAATGTGAACAGGCTTTTCGCGTGTGCTGCTTGGCTGTGGATTACCACCTAAACGCTCAACCTTTTGCATTTCCTCACGCGATGGCCGGGCACCTTGCTTTGCAAATCCCATATTGGCCAAAACTCTGCCCAAACTGGATGATTCACAATTTTCGACAAATGAAGTCATATTGACCCCACGATCAGTTTGTATTTCGTGCGCGTAGCCAGTTGCGGTTGGGTGTGCATCGTCACGGTGTTTCCAAATGACGCTGCGAACAATGCACGATTCGCCGTCGTAGTTCATCAGTGTTGTTTCAACGCGCCCATCAGGGAATGTTTCCCAAAACCGCGCTAAACGGGATTCAACGGTTTCGTAGTTGCTTAGATCGAATGCCATTAGTAAGCCACCCAAACAATTGCGTTACGGCCGTAACGGGTTTTGCGACGTGCGCCGCTGTCTTTGATGTAGCCGTCTTTGTGTAGTCCGTTAATGCGCGCAGAAACAGATTGTGCAGGTAGCAACAACAGCGTTGAAATTTCATCTGCTGTCATTCCTTTTGCTTCAGACTTGCCAGCCCATTTGATCCAAAAATGAATCAGTTCGCGTTGTTTGCCAGCGTGTGGTTTTGCGCTTTCGGCTGCTTCGCGTGATGTGTCGCCAGCATCGTGACGCACTGCAACGCTTGGATGGTCTAGTGCCACTTTTGTTTTGTGGCCACCTAGTCCAATGGTAGATGTGAACATTTCTAATTGTTCGCTCATGTCGGGATTCTCTTTCATTAGTCGGGTTTAATCTGGCCGCCAAGGCCTTCAATTGCCAAAGTAACACATTCTGCATAATCATCTTGACCACTCAGTTGAAAGTCAATCAACATGTTTCGTAAGCCTCGAATCAGGTGATCGTCACGATATTTGCGCGGTGAATGCGTTGGTCGCGCAATCTCATCCAGCATGTTGAACACGGCCTGTTGATATTTCATGCCGCCTGCTTCAAGGATTAACTTTCGTGTTTCCTCGCTGACTTCGCCTTGATTCCATGCAACGCCTTCGCTCATTTTGCTGTTCTCCAGGGCGACCAGCCCGATCGTGTGAAAATTATTAGGCCAGCGCGCAAGTTAATTTGTGGGTCTAACAACATTTCGCATGAGGTCAGCAGGCCTGCTTTTTGTAAAAAACTGTTTTCGCTTTTGCACCAAAACCCGTTGATTTGCATTAAGCCGTAACTGCCTGTCATTGGATCATTTGGGTTTACCGCAATTGCAATCCCATTGCTTTCGCGTTGAATCACTTTTGCCAGGGTTGCGTATTCGGCAACAGGCCAGCCAAGGTTCACGGCCAGCGCTGCAAACTGTTCCGCCGCGGTTGCGTACGGATCAATAAACAGGGTGCTGGAAGTCGTCGTGGTCGGCTCAATCAGGTAAGGGGCTAGTTCAATGGTTCGGCTAGGTTGCCCTGATTCGCTGTTTACAGGCCCTAGGGCGAGGGTAAACCCCCATAGCGCTGTAATCAGGCTTGCGATTATTTTGGGGGCTGTAAATGTCACATTTTCTCCAATTGGTACGGAACGCCCCAACTACCTTGAACGTTCTTGAATGCAAGTTGCGAATGCAACACGCGGCCGTTTTCGGGGTCACGGAAAATCTGAACCATGCACTGTTGCCCGTCATCAAGTGAAGTCAAAAAAACTTCGTAGTGGTAGGTCTTGTGATCCATGGTTTGTGTCCTTTCGTCGGTGCATCCACCGTAGGCAAACCATCAGGTCATTGCAAGGATTTCGCTTCTTTCCATTGCAGTACAAGGGCTGGAACACGGTCGCCTGTGTAATAGTTGACGTGCCAAGGCTCGGAATCCAGTTCCCAAGTAAAGCCGTACAGCGCGGCGGTCTCCGCCATAAATGCCAAACGTTCCCCTGACGCTTCGCTTACATCAACAGACAAACCCAGATTGTGATTCGACTTTCCAGGTTGCGCGATAGGTGCTTTGCCTTTTTTCAGATACCAGTTTTTGCCCTGATACACCCGGGGTTTTACGCCTTCAATCGGAACTAATTGCATGCGGTCATTCCACGCAATGGTTTGTGTAGCCAATGACCTATAGCAATCGGAAGCGCTAGTGGGTTTAAACGTTTTGATGCCATCGGCAAACGCTTGATCACGCCATGCCATCCATGCTTGCGCGGCCAACAAATGCAATTTGCCGTAAGGCTTTACATCAGCCAGCAAGTTGATTGGCATTTCACCTGGCGTTACATGTAGCAATGTTGCAGGCAAAACGATTTTGTGTTTATGCGGTACGGCCACGACCGAAAGCCAAATCCTTTGGGTTCACATAACGCGCAAGAACTGGCACAAGCGCGGCCAGCGCTGCTTTGCCTAGGTCGGCTGGGTCGGTGTTGCCTGTGGAATAAACAGCGATCACGGCTGCGACCACTGATCGGCCGTAACTTGCCAACATTGCTTTGTCACTCTGTTTCATGTGTTTTCTCCTTGGGTTTAGATTTTAGACCATTTGAAGCAACGAGACCTGACAACGTTCCAGTCATAAATACGGTGAGCGTTGAAAGCAAGTCTATGAATGCAGAGTCATTGGGCGATTGATGCCCGATCGGCTGTGTGACAAACATGAGCGCGTAAACAAATCCAAGCACGGTTATTGCAAACACGCTGGCAAGGATGATCCCGACGATCACGATCAGTCGAGCGTGTAACTCCTCGGGCTTAAGGCGTGGTCTCATAAATCAAATCCCTTGTGCATGTCCCAGACGGATTGCAAAGCGGTGGTTCGCATTCTGGCTTTTGCCAGTTTGACGGGTCTTGGCATGGGTAGCGATATGAGCCGTCATAACCACAGCCAGCGCAACTCCACAAAACGACTGCAATGAGTGCGCCGTAGCCGATCATGTAACGCCATTTCATTCGTAACTTGGTGCCGTAAAGTCTTCAGTCACGTAGTCGTATATGTAACCTTGGCCCGCATAAGTTTTGCCTTCGGTGTCGCAAAATGTTTCAACCCATGTGCCTGGATAGCGATCTGGGTTTTCGTCAATGAATTCTTGCGATGTTACGCAGACATAAATGCAAACATTGTTTTTGTCAATTTGTGCGAAGTATTGTGCGCTCATACCTTGAACCTTATGTAAGCAATTCCTGAACCACCGTTACCACCACCAGCACCGCAACCGCCGCCTGTGTTTGCTGTACCGCTTGCACCTGACGCGCCGCCGCCACCTGTTCCTGCTGTTCCACCAGATGGTGCGCCACCGCCTGCAACCAAACTTGTGACCGTTCCACCAGTAAATGTGCTTAGGCTTATTCCGTTTCCGCCAGCATTGGTTGCACCTGCAGCTCCTGCACCACCGCCACCGCCGCCCTGTGTAGATCCGTTACCTAATCCACCTGAGTTGCCTTGTGAACTTCCACCCTTAGCAACTCCGACTCCGCCGTAACCTGATGCTCGAGTGCCACCACCCGAACCGCCATCCATTGGCTCTACGTTTCGTCCAGGGTCTCCACCACCGCCACCACCACCAACCGCGCTAATAACATTGCTTACGCTTGTTGGAAATCCAACGCTAGAACTTTCAAAACCTGAACCGCCAGCGCCAATTGAAATTGGGATACTTCCTGCGTTTAAATAAACGGTTCCTTGTAAAACTCCACCTGCGCCACCGCCGCCCGGTACTCCGCCAGTCGTTGCACCGCCACCGCCCGCCACCAAAAACAAATCAAAAAGGCCCGAGCGTGAAACGGTCATTGTTGCGTCAGCCGTAAAGGCAAGCATCGTATAGTTCACGCCACTAACTGTGATGCTTGATGATGTGCCACCTGTTGCCAGGCCATATGTTGCGGCCTGTTGGCTAAAAAAAATAGCAGCACTGGCACTAGTAAAATAAAGCGTGCCACCCCCCCATTGTGCCAACGCTAGGGAACTGGCTGTTGTAACGGTTGCTGTTCCCGCGGTGATTGTGCAAGTTCCCGCGCCAATGTTTTGAATGAAAAGTGTGTCGCCCGCGGAAAACAAGCCTGTGTTCACGGTGATGGTTGTTGCGCCAGCATTCGACATAACAACGCGCGTTCCTTTGTCGGCGGCCGTCAACGTGTAACTGGCGGTTTTGTTGGAAACAGTCCAGTTGTAGTCGTTGGCCTGCAATGCGTTTTGTTGGGCCGCCGTGAGGATCTGGCCCGCGGTAAATGTTTGTAGTGCCATGTTTCCTATCCTAAAGCATTAAGGGAATCTAGTGTGCCATATTGCGCGTTATCCAAAATCAGTTCATAAACGACTGTGGTAGGTGCAGTACTGATCAAAACCCTGTGACCCGAACTTAAATCCAAGTAATGCTCGATGCCTTCAACGGACAGTTCTTGGGCAAGTTGGGTTGTGCCAGTACCGCTGGCAAACGTTTTTTTAATGGTGATTGTATTTCCAATTTCAATGATTGCGACCGTGTCGCGTTGGGCTGTTGTTAATGCCATGAATGCTGTTTCAACGGAAGTGAATCTGGCTTCAGGATCGCCGTTTAGCAGGTAGGCGGCGGCGGTGTCAATGGATGTTTGTTCGTGCAGCAGACTGTTTGTGATGCTTGACGTTTGAATGAAATATGTGGCGATGGATGTTGCATCGTCGGCTGTTGCTGTTGTGCCGTCTAGGCCTGTCACCACAGATCGGTTGACTACAGCGTCGGCTTCAAACGAAATGCCTAGGCCGTAGTAGGGGATGTTTGTTCCGTCATCGTGGAAATTGGCAACAGGTGCGGAAAGGGTTGCACCGATGCGTTCTTGGAAAGTGAACACGCCGTCACGCGACATGAACACACGACCGAATTCTGCTGTGTCGTTTACTTGCGAAACATAGGACAGCACGTTTGTTCCAGCTGCGACCGTGTACGCGGAATCGTGGCCAAGGTTTACTGTTCCTGTTGCAATGTCACGGCTTGCACCAGCAGGGAAATCTACTTCAGGCAGGCTCAAAACGGTGTTTAGGCGCGCACCTGAAAGTTCTGCTGTCACGTTCAATTCGTCTAAGTAGGTTTGCGACAGCAAATAGAACTGATCTGCGCAATACACAGTGACCGTGTCTAAACCGCCCAACGCAAAGTTGTAGTCATAATTGATAACGAAACCACGAAAGATTAGTTTGGGGTTGTTGGCGTTGTCGTATCGAATCAGTTTGACTTCTCGCATTGGGGCAAGCCCCGGCACGTTTTGGTTGCTGTCATAAAATGGGCTTTGTTCATCAAACGGGTTGAAAATCCCTGACACGTCAAGAATTTCAAACGCCATAGTTCCTGCGCTGAATGTGTCGCCAATGTCGCGACGGCCGCGCTTCACGCTGATTGACTGTGTTGATTCAATTACTGACGCAAACTGAGTTGTTCCATCAAGCACATAATCTGGGCTGTCAAGAATGCCGCGCAATGCGTCATCCAAAGTGAATGCGTCAAGGGTAAACCCTGCGTCAATTTGTAGGTCGTAGTTGCCAGCGTTGACAACTGGAAAGCCAGCCATCAGGCAATGTTCAGGGCAAGTGGCCCTGCACTCCTCGAATATGCGCGCAAAGCGTTTGTGATGGCTTGACCGATTTCGGCGCTAGTTGCCAATCCGCCTGTGACGTTGATGTTTACATCGCCACCGCCGCCAGCATTCATTTTGGATAATGGCACAACGGCTTCAGGGCCTGCTTCGCCGATTAATGCCAGGGTAGGTTTGTTTACAATTCCGCCTTCAGCCATGGCAGGGATTCCCAGACCTGTCGCAATCTTGTTAAAACGCTCATTCACATAAACGTCAATGGTTACTTTGCGTTTCATCTTGGCTGCAATCGCATCCATTTTGGCCATTAGTTTTGGTGTCAGTTTGTCTAGTTCGTCTTGCAACCCGTTAACTACGGCTGTTGCGCTGTCAATGCCTGCCTGATACCACTTTGCGGCAGCGTTCAATCCAACTTTGCCTGCTGCTGCGTTAGTTGATTCGACTAGCGCGTTTGTTTCGGTAATTGCTGCAGAACCACCTGCAATCAATTGATCGGCAATTGCCGTTCCTGCATCTTGTCCAGCCGCCAAAACCTGCGCCAACGCATCCTGGCTTAAACCCATTGTTAACAGGTCGTCAACCTTTTTGGTGTAGCCAATAATGCCAGCGACTTGATCGCGTAAACCTTGTAAAAATCCGCCGCCTGTTTCCTTGCCAGCATCTTGCGCATCAGAAAAACTAAACGCAGATTTTAATCCGTCAGCAACTGTTGTTGCGAAACCATCAAACGCATCTTTTGCAGATTTCAAAGCATCTTTTGCTTGATCAAGCGCTTCGCCTAATTTGTCTTTTAACGCCTTTGCAAATGATTCAACTTCTTTTTTAGCGCCACCGATGTTGTTTCCCAAACCGTTAAATTCTTTGGTGCGCCTAGCCAATTCATCAGGCGACAATTGCGGCCCAATAAACGCGCCACTAAGGTTTGTGCTTGCATTTGCCAGGTTGTTTGTTTCTGCAACCGCGCCTTGCATCGATTTTTTGTAAGCAATAAATGCGGCTGTTCCTGCCGCGACGGCAATGATTCCAATTCCTGTTGCAATTTGAACGGCTGTGAATGATGCCGCCAGTGCATAGTTAATGCCTGCTGTTACCAGGCTGATCGTTTTCCATGCGCCCATAGCAATATTTGCAGTGACGATTGCCCCAGCCAACGTGCCAAGTGCAACGGCCATTGCTGCAATCAGACCAGCGTTATCGGAAGCAAATTCCCCAAACTTGACCAACATTGGCAGTACGGCTTCAAGCACTGGCAAAAACGCTTGCCCTATTTTTGTTGTTGCATCCTTGATGGTTGCTGTCAAAATCTTTTGTTGATTGGCTGCGGAATCAATTGTGTTGTTGAAGTCGCCTTGTTGATCAGTTGTTTGCTTCATGATCAAACGGTGTGTTGCTAGAACTTTGGCTTGTTGATCAAGGTTTCCTGTTCCCTTGTACAGGCCCATTGCCATTGCTTCGGCTTTAACTGCCGCGTCATTGATCAGAACGTTATATTTCCTGATTGGTTCGCTTTCGCCGCGCAATGCAGCACCTAACGCAACCGCAACTTCGGCAGGGTTTGCGTTGTTGAACGATGCCATGTCGGCTGTTAGTTGTACAAGATCAGTTGAAAACTTGCCCAGGTCGTCGCCTGTTTTTCCTGCCATTTTTCCTAAACCGCCAAACGTGGCAGCAAAGTCGAGGGCTTCTTGGTTAGCCATGCCAAGGTTTTTGGCGGCGCTAGTAGCAAATGATTGAACAGATTTTGAAGCCTGCCCGAATATTACATTTGTTTTGTTGATGGTTTCGTTTAGATCGCTCGCTTGTTGCGCTGCTTTATATCCGCCAACTGCAATTGCCCCAAAAACGGCAGCAGCTGGAAGCGCCATCTTTTTTAAAGCGAATGCTGTTTTGTCCGCCGAACTAGTTAGTTTTTGAAATTCTTTGACGGCTTGATCAATGCCTGCGCCGTTGAATTCCGAAATGATTGGGATTTTAACTGCCATTGGCTGCCAACTTTTTATTTACATTGTCGCGCACATCTGCAACTAAATCCAGCACTGCCCTTTGAACCTCTGGTGCATTTGCTTCGTATGCTGGCCACATCGCCCGGGATGCTTGACCAAATCCTTTGTCCATTAGATTTTGAACAAATCGTGAACTTGCGTTTGATCGGCCTGCAATGTCAAAGATTGAACCCCAGCCTGTGCGTTGCTGAATAACAAACACAGCCACCTCTTGGCTTCGACCTTTGCGTGTGTTTATTTTGGCAATTACACCTTTGCGAACCAAACCACCATCCCAGCCGCCTAAACGAACGTGAGGCCTACCCATGCCAGACAAAGGTGGATCAGACGGGAAAGCGGCTTTGGCTTGTGCAACAACAGGTTTCGTTATGTCTTTATAACGTTTCGTAAATTGTTTACGCAATTCAGGATTGATTTTGTGCAATTCTTTCAATGCTGATTGAACGCCAAGCACTCTCACTGGTTTTGTATTGCTCATCGGCGTTTATCCTTTGACTGGTCATTTATAACACTAATGACGGTCACTAGGTCGCGTGTGTCAAACTCTATGTGCGGCGGCCACCACCCTACTGAAACCAGCAATTCTGCTAGTTGTTTTCGGTAGGTTCCCCGCCCGTATGGTTTGGGTTTGTTTGATCCACCGCTTCAATTTCCATGTCTGGGTGATTGTCCAGCCATTGTTTTGCTGTTGGCTCGATCTTTTGACCGCTTAACTTCAACATGAAGTGCGCCCAAAAAACCATGTCACCAACGCCGATTCCTCGGCCGTCAGAAACTTTGCGGTTTTCTTGCTTTTCCCATTCCGCGATGCACAACAGATTTGTTGATACTTCGTGAACCTGACCGTTTGGTGTCGGGGTAACTTTCAGTTTGATTTTCACTTTGTCTCCTTGTGTCGGGCCAAGTGATGGCCGTTATCAGCTGACGCTTAGCGCGCCACCAGTGAATGAAAGATCAACCGTTGACAGTTCGCCCAACGCGCCGTTGATTACTGGCATTGATTCGAGGTAGCAATCAGCCAGGGTGAACACCTTGGTTACTGCGCCTTCAATGACGGTTGCAACAACTGTTGTGCGTGTGCCAACAAGTGCTGCCAAGGTCTGGTAGGTCTCGCTCGCTGCGTACGACTGGAACAGGGTCATGGTGCATTCGTTGTTGTACAAGCCGCCTGTGTAGGTTCGGCCAGTGTCAGCCAGCGTGGTTTTGTCAAGCGATTCGCGCAATTGCGTGAACACGATTCCTGTGCATTGATCGACTAATGAAACGGCGTTCACTGTCAATGCTGACAAATTCGAGAGATAAGTTGATGTTGCCATGTGGGGTTACTCCTTTGGTTCTTTCTTGATAGTAGGTGATTTTTTGACTGTGTCGGTGGATTGCTCAACGATGAAACCGCCGTCAATTAGGGCTTGGATATTGATGCCCTGACTTGGGATAAATTCGTCGCCGACTGTTCCGACCTTTACTGAATTAATGATGTATTTCACAGGCTTGATGCCTCCATGTTGATTATGACTTCATAGCAAGGGTACAACGCCCCGCCAATCTCAATGGATGATGGGCGACCCTCGGTGATTGCCACGTTCTTTCCAAGTAACTGTGCGGTCATGTTTAGCAACTTGCGTTGTGCGTCAAGGTTGAACGGCCCTGGCACAATCAGTTGAATCGGGAACTGCAACTGAATTCGTTTGTTTGTCATCAACGGTGTCGTGAACGATGGGGCATTGATGAATGCACATGGCGGTTGCATGTTGCGCGGATCGGTAACAACTGTGATGGCTGGGGAAATCGTGCCAAGTGTTGCTGCCAGATCATCCACCGCTTCGTTTAGTAAGTCGGTGTAGGCGGTTGGCATTAGGCCACCTGGGCGCGTGAGATACCGACCAACTGCATCACCATTGCTGACAATGCAACAGGTGGTTGGCTTCCCATGTCGTTGAACGAACTGAAAGCGTCAACTGATCCGCGTTGACGGTAAAGCGCGCCGCCGTACATAATCGTTCCAAGTTTCACATCCTGCGATGGAACTGTGGTGAGGCTGTCGCCTGTGTATCCGCTTTCCTGTCGCCTGCGCCAAATGAAACCGTTGGCCGCTGCCGCACAGATCGTTAGGAACGTTTGATCCCCAGCCGTAGCGGTGGCCAGATACAACCAATCGGCAATGTCGTTTGCTGTAATCCATGTGCAGGTTTGCGTATAGGTAACAGTTCCAGTTGCTGGCCCTCGATCAACGTTTGATCCTGTGACCGCATACAACACCTGATTAGGAATTGATATGAATTCGTCAAAGGTCAAATCGCCTTGGCCGTCAACGCCCGTGAACAAATATTCAGGGCAATCGTAAACAGTAAACGTGCCATTAAATGGCGCGCCTACTGCTCCGACCGTGATTGACTGGCCGACTTCAATTTCCGTTGGGGTCAGTAATTGAATTACGGCGTAGTTGTCTAGCAACTGCTTATGTGTTACCGAATATGTAGCCATGGCGGTTAGGCCGCCTTTCTACTAAGCGACGGTGATTGCTTGGATGAACTGGCTTCCTGCAACTGCGGATGGGTTTTGTGCATCCTGTGCAAAGGTTGCAAAGTAGCCATAATAACTGAAGGTCCTGGCCAACAGGTCAGGGACCTCCACTGAGCGCATCCCCTGCTGGGCCTCATACAGTTCTATTGCAGGGCCATGAACAATCAACATTGTTCCGCTAGCCGCGTTGCCGTCAACTACGAGTTCCAAACCAAGTGGGTTCATTCCCGACCATGAAGTTGCGTTGCCTGCACCAAGCGTGTTCTGACCGATAAGGCCAGGTGCGCCAATGGCTGGAAATAACGGCCTCTTGCTCGAATCCAACTGACTTCCCAATTTTGACCATACGTCGGGGCTGACCACCATGTGGGTTGGGAACAAGTTTGTTGTAGATGAAATGTTCACTGCGCAACCGTAGATTGCGTTCATCAATGAAGTTGCATCGCCAGCGGTAACAGTCCAAGTAAAACCTGATGCTTGCTTTTGTGCAACTAGGTAATCAACTGCGATGTTGTCGGTCTGCTTCAAGTACTGACCTGCAAGGTCATTCAAGATGATGTTCATTGCAGCTGGATCGGTAAAGTCCATTGTTTGTTGGGCGATCTGAATCGACCCGGCGATCGTCTGCCGACTGACCGAATTCGCTGCAAGGACCATTGTCTGCGAACTAACTGCTGTTCCCTGTGTTGATTGAACACCCGACGATGTTGGTGTCGTAATGCTTGGGCGCGTGAAAGTGATTCCGCTTCCTTGTGGCATTGCGCGTGTGCCAAATGCGTTAACAACTGGGCGATATTGCAGGTTTACGTTTTGGAACACTGGGCCCAAAACTGGAACTGGCAAGAGACCTGGGGTGTCGCTGGTCAAGTCCTGCGATACGGCTTCAATTGCTGACTGGTTGCGTCGCGCTGCATCGTGGAACGCTGCGTTGACTTTGCGGAAAGTGTCGCCGCCAATGTGCATTGCAGCAAGGTATTCACCTGCTGATGGCATACGGAATTCGCGCTTTGATTCAGCAAATACAACTGGTGAAGTTGGGATTGCTGCTTCGATTGGGGTTTCTACGGACATGGTTTCTTTCTCCTGTTCTGGAACTTCTGATTGAATATTAGTGATTTCGGTTTCATCTTGTGGGATACTCTCGCCTTCGCTTGCGGCGACTTGTGTGATCACTGCGTCAGCGAATGCTGGGCGGCCAGTGACTAGCGATAATTCGATCCATTCGGCGGCCTGGACAACCATTGTTCCGTCGTCTTTAATTTTAAACTTCAATGGATTTACGCCAACCGAGACTGAATCAATGACGCCATCAAGGCTTAGTTGTAGTGCTTCCTCGGCGCGTGAAGTCTTGCTGAAACGTGCAGAAAACATCATTCCGTCGCTGGTTTCTACGCGCTCGGTGACAATGCCAACGGCCTGTTCGGAATCATGGTTGACATAAAGTTTTGGGGCTTTGCCGTCGGTTGGCAGACTGCCTGCTTCAAAAATGACTTTTGTTCCGTCGCTGACAGTTGCGGCAACACCGTAAGGAACGGCGACCCCTGAAACTGTGCGTGACGGTACGCCTTCAACTTTTGATGCGTCAAGTGTGAGGTCGTGCGAAATTAGTTTCAACATGTTTCTAGTTTGACTCCATAGTTGGGGTTTGTGGTGGATTCATTTCCTCTGGGTCGTCGTATTCGCCCATTTCGCCTGCAACCATTTCGGACAGATACGATTCAACGTCAAATTTGACGATCGTTCCTTGTGGCAAAACGTTATTCATTGACAATGTTTGTTCAATTGCCAGCATGTAAGAACGGGCTGCAAAAACGAGCAGATCCATTCGCGCGCCTTGGTTGGACTGGTAACTGTACGAGCCGATGGAATTTCCGTTGAGGAAAAATGGCACGTTGCACATTCTGGCCGCTTCCTTAGATTGGTATTCCGCTGCTTCGTTCAACATCATTTTTGATGCGTCAACATCGGTTGGTTGCCATTCGACGAACTGGTTGATCGCTGCAATCTGGTTTGTTTTGCGCGCCTGCTCAAATGACTGTGCCAAATCAGAAAGTTCTTGTGATGATAAAGGTTCTCCAGTTGTTCGCAAAACCCCGGCAGGAAGTGCAGAACTTGCGTTGCGCAAACGTGCTTGTTCAAGTGCCAACGATGTTGCAATGATTTGTTCCGACTGATACAGGATGCCTTGATTGCCACCAATGATTTGAATTACATCGTCGGTTGGTAGTTGCGCGCCTTGGAAATAGATTTCGTTTGATTTACCGAAAGCAAACACTGGGCCTGACATGTCAAGCGTGTTGACCATGGCAGCTGGAAGTCGCGTAAACGACGCAGGTAGGCCATCGCTAGTCCTACTGCTAACCCAGAGGAAGCACCTACCAAAAAACATGAGGTCATCCAGAACCCATGACATGAAAGCGGAATAGGAAAGTTGTGGGTCTGGCTGATGCAACCATGATCGAGGGGCGATTGGTTCATCAACCATTTCTTTTTCTACGTCATCCCAGCGCCTGCGATACATGCACAACGGCGTTGACGCCAAAACTGATGCGATTAAGTCTCTTGAGCGATTTATAGTTCCAACCTGCATCGCCTTATCGCGCTGCGTACCCTGAATGTAAGAATAGTATTCGCCGATTGATTGCGCGCCAGATCCGTTGCCCGTGTAGTAAGTGCCACCTGCTGCCGCTTGAACCTTTGGTTCGTCTTGTGAGATTGCGGCTTTTGTGATGCCTTTTTTGAACAGCGCCATGTTTTTAGTTTCTCATATCTGTCGGAAGTTAGGTGGCATTGACCCTAAGACATATCCAATCCCGACGAAAGGTAAGCAAGGGTCAACGCCGATAAGACATTACCGATTCGGAACGGCAATGATGGGTTTTCCGCTGATCACTGGGCGACTGGCCATTGCGGCTGCCCAAACCATGCAACGAGCCAACGCGATTTCGCCTGGGCTTCGCTGGGATGACAACGCAATTGACGATTCGGCTTTGACTGCTACTGCACGTTGGACATGTTCGGAAAGTTGCTTTGATCCGTCGTGAACCAACAAAGATTCAAATATCAGGTTTTTTACGCCTTGGGTGTAACGCACAATTTCGCCGTAGCCGACGATTTCGGTTCGTGTTTGGTATTGGGTCGGCCAATGAATTTGAATTGATGGCGAGATAAGAAACCGCACGTTTGTTGCCGCCAATGTTGCGACCTCGGCAAGCATTCCCGAATAGGTGTCGGTCACGAAAGCAACGGTCACGGCAACTCTGCGATCTGGCAGCTGGACTGCGCGTGTTCCGAAATAGCGTGAATCGTCTAACGAAACTTCAATTGCGCAAAAACCGCCGTCTGGTATTGGGTCGTTGTATTCGAGCGCTGGCCAAACCCCGGGTGGAATCCAACCTTGATCGCTGGCCACCCAAAGGTTGCATGATGCGCGCAAAAACTGTGCGCGGTTTGGGTTTAACGATTCGGCGCGCAATGTGTCCAGGCTGATCGTGTGATTCAGGCTTGGGTTGCCCCAAATCCAAGTGCTTTCCAAATTCACATCCAACGATGGATCGGGCGACCATTCGGCAAAATAGAAACTGGATGTTTTGTTTTGGTCTATTGCGCGCAACCCCTGTTCACGCCATCTTTTCATCAGAATTGATGCTTCAGTGCCGCTTGTGCTCCACATGGAAAGCAAAGGGGATCGCCTAGCGCGCTGGGATGGGATCAAACCACCGTCAACGGCTTCAGGGGAAATATCCCAGATTTCGTCGGCCACGATCAGGTCGTTTGATGTTCCGTGACCCACGTTTGGTTTTGCTGCTCGAATAGTCCAGCGCGTACCGTCAGGCATTGTCGCCGCATTGCGCCCGTAAGCCTTCACAAGTTTCGCCCCAAACTTGACTTCCAACGTGTCGGCCAACAAATCAAACAAAGACACGGCAAGGTCAAGACGGTTCGCGGTAGTCAACACGGTTTGTTTCTGCCCCCGTATTTTGGGCATCTCTGTAAGCCACCAACCGACCAGCGCAGCCAACGCGGTTGACTTTCCGTTCTGTCGCGCAGTAGAAACCAACGAAACACGGTTCAACAAATCCCCATTTTCATCATGAAGCAACTGCTGATCCAACACATGCTGTTGCCAAGGGAACAAATCAACGCCCAAATGGTCACTAGCCCATACCCCAACCTCTGGCCCGTACGATCCAGCCGCATCAGGGCAAGGGCTTTCCAATCTCGGCTGATCCTGGCTAGTT